ATATATTTTAATAGTTGAATTTTGATTTGTGTTAAAATGCAAACTACTTGCTGTCAAAGCATAGTGGTTTATTTGAATTACAGCATGAGCTTCTTCAAGAGTTTGCTGAAGAATTTCCGAACCTCCCAATGTTGTGCCTACCTTCAGAGTCGTTCCTACTGCTGCGACAATGACAACATCTTTAATTAAAGTACCTGCCGAAAGCTGCTGCTCATTATCTCCGTTCACGGATATCGTAACTACAGCTTGGACAGGAGCAGGAATAGCATTCAACGCATCTTCAAGACCTGTTACAGCAGACTGAGGAATTGACTCATTCCTGTGCCAAAATGAATCTAGCCAATCATAAAATTGTGATTGAGTTGGTTTGGCTCCAGTTGTAAACCAACCCTTTATTGTATTTAAAGCTTGAACTGGCATAATTAGATTTTTTGAACGTAAACAAGTACTCGAAATGGCTGCCTGTTTTCATGAGCCTGATCTCCTCCTTGGTATGGTATGTCTTGTGGAACAGATGTTGCACCAGAAACGGCAGGCTCAGTGCCAGAATTACCGACATCAGCCCCATCAGCAGTTACATCTTCGCCAATCTGAGAGCGACGAATCAAACCATGTTCGTTTGTGTCGACATTACCACCAGAGGCTGTATTTTCAGTATGATTGTGTGAAGGCATTTCCGCGATGGAAAGAACATGACTTTTCTCTCCTCCAGCTGCACCTGGAGTATTGTAAGCTGCATCCCAGATACCATCAGCCGGATCGGATGTCCGGCTATCATAACCAAGAGGAACTCTACCTCTTAAATCAATGGTTCCATTTTGACCATTACAAAGCGCCCAGCCTAATTCAGACCACTTACCAAGGCCCGTATTATCAAACAAATCTGACAATGTTACTTTCATTTTAACATCGCCAATAGGAGTTATTGAACGCCTGATAATATCAGCTAACTTTTGTGATGTATGCGGATCAAACTTGATATAATTACCTCCTGGTTGAGAACTCACATAAACGCCTTGGTCATTGAGGTAAACAGGAAATGCACCAGAGTAAGCCGGAATATTTTTAAACGTTGAATTTATCAACACAAGACCCGCTGAAATCTCAAGGTTGGAACCTACAATATTCGACACCTCACAGCCTTCAATAATAACCTCGCTTTCAAAGTATAGATTCAGCAACCTTTTTCTAATATCCTCAATAGTGTCAATTCTACGAAGCGTCGAAAAAGCAATCGCTCCTGTCCCAGATCCAAACTGCGCTTTCTTATCAAAATAGCGATCATAAGGAGTGCCATTCAAATTAGCTTTTTGAGTCGCTGTTTCGATAATGACAAAATTTGCTTGCTTTGCTCCTCCTTGAAAAAACACGACATCACCACCATACCAAATCCAGCCATCCGAAACAGATGAACCTAAATCATTCAAACCAGAAAGGATCACGCCATTTCCGCCCGCTATTCCTGCCAGACCTCTTATTGCAGAGCTATAAGAAGCCTGCATGAATCCTAAAGTTGCATCTGCTTCTAAAGGAAAGCCATTTACCGCTGTGTCAAAATCTGCTATATTCATATTAATTACCGATTGGCCCTACAGTGTTTCCTCCAGTCAATGGAGGAAGTGAGGAGTAAACAAATAAAAATCTTTTTGATGCAAGCTTGTATTTAGTGGCAAACGCTATAATTGAAGCCCTGAAGGCTGACAAATCACCTGGAACATTGACATGGAAATCTACTTTTTCACCTGATAGAAAGGCAGGTAAATAAATTGGCCTATTCTCAACAGATGCATAGATGAACACAGGATCAGCGGGAGGAGCATCAGTGATTGTTATGCGCTTTTCGATGGGATCATAATTTCTATTCAATCCTGCCTGAAGTTTTACAACCTGCCCGTTTGTGTTTATTTCTTCAGATATTTTGTTTCTAAAAATCGAAAATGAATTATCGAGTGATAGAATAGGAGAAAGCATTGCACTGATAAGTGCAACAAATTTAGCCTTCCTGATTGGAGCAGGAAGCAAATAACTTATCAGCCTATTCCAGTCGATATTATACATATGGTATGTAGTTTATGACCAGATCTACTGGATCATGAATTTTTAGATACCCTGCGTAGGGCTGATAATTCACATCAATCTGACTGAGTACATTCGCGTCACTTTTAGCCGCATCGCATACCCGAATTACCGGAACAGTGACACCTTCAACACCTTGAAGAGCATCAACCAGGTATGACTTCACAAACACACCATCAAAAGGCAGCGACTTTAAAAACTCGTCAATTGCATCTTTCACAGGTGCGCTCACTGTTCCATCAGCGCGGCCACCATTACCGAGCAGAATCAATGGATCATAGTAAACATCTACAGTAAGACGGAGCTTATCTCCTTCTACATTAATTACATCGATACCTACTCCTGCATCTTTTACGAGCTGGATGTAGGCGACAAAACTATCGTATTGATCTTGCGACAAGGGAGCTAACACATCACTTGACTCAGTTGCAATTTTAAGCAGAAGTGGACCTGTTGACTCAGAAGCTGCTGCATGTTTTACAATTTGTAAAGCTTCAATTTCACTGTCATTCAAAGCAGAGTTATCATAGTAGTCTTCTCCATCCACAAGAGCGGAGCCGTATTGGAACGACTTTGCTATTCTTACGTACCACCTCAATGAGTGCGGTTTCAGGTTAGCGAGCTTTTCTTCAACTTCTGCTTTGAAAACATCAAACAGGTTTTCAAGCGTCCAGACAGCAGTCGCAACAACATAAGACAACACCCTCCAAATCGCTGTAGAAGATGTTGACGTAAGCCCAGCAAGCTCAGACCTTGATTGAATCTGAGCTATTATTTGATCCTGTATTTCAGTTAATTTCCTGGCCATACTTGAAAATCTATACCTATATAATCAAAACCAATTCCTCTCAATTTTGCATATTCTGCGCTCGCTGGATTCCAGTCTCCATCCTGTAGGATTTTAACTGTTAACTTATCAACAGGCTCTTTTGGAATGTCCAGCTCCTGGCCTGCTTGTAATTCTGATGTAACTGAAAGCTGATTCATTCCTGCAATGTCAAAGATTGTAGTGATACTGCCTCCATATTGAATTGCAATATCTATCAAACTCTGACCAGGTAATACTTTAATCTTCATACACTGCTTCAATTTGAAGATTACTAAATCCACCCCTTACGCCCAAAACCTTCATTCCATCAGCTTCAAACTCTCTTTTGATTTGTGAGTTTAGGTCGCCGCTTACATCGTCATTAATCCACGTTAACGCACCGACTCCTATACGCGGAAACTCTCGCAACGTACCTTTATCGATCATTAAAAGCAGCGACTGGTGCTGTCGAGTGCTTTCACCGACTATCAGGTCACCATCCTCAATCAGGAGGTCAAAATCATCTGCTATGAGTAAGTCTTGTGGCATTATTTAAGTACGCTGTTTAGCCTGGTTTTTAATGACGCAAAAGTTGAGATATTGATTGGTGTTCCGCTTGGGCCTTGCGACGTTGAAACAGTAAGGCTCATTATTGCGTCGAGAAAATCAGAAAGAACGTCTTTTAGATTTTCCGCACCTTTCTTTATTACTACACCTTGCTCATCAACCTCTATCTCAGTAGTTCCTATTCTCACGACTGCTTTTTCAATTTCCGATAGGGATAATACCACTAAGGAGTTATCACTTTTTCCAATGTTTCCAGCCAGAACCCAGCTATTGATTTTTGGAATTGCAAAAACACCTTTGTCAGACCCATCTAAAGCAGCCTGAAGGCGCACATCAAATATTTCGATGTCTTCAGGATCAGTTCCATCTATTGATCCTTCGGCCTCGTCCACATTTGTAACTTTAAGCGGGACGATGGATGTTGATCTTTGTCCTTTTACAAACATCCCTAAAGCTTCTTTCAATTGCGATTCTGTACTCATGATAATTTGATTCCTAGTTCAACCTTTCTGCGTCCTCCTCCTTCTCCGTACTTTGTAGTGACTTTTTTTATCAGGTATTCTCCATCTCTTTCTGAGAAGTTTAAATCCTTTACCTGAGCCACATTCCCAACACTTGCATCTGGCAGAAGAAATGTATCGATATACCCTCTGTAACCAGAGTATCGATACTTCTGTATCTCCTCTTTAGCTCTTTCTTTCAGCGTCGCCTTATCTGGCAAATCATAAAAAAACAAAGTTCTTTTTTCCCCTGACTCATCGCCGACTTTTGCCTCTATGCGAGTATTGTTCGGTTTGATATTTACTGCTTTTATCTGTAAGGCGACATCCGCTTCGTCTATCCATTTGAGCTTACTATCAATGATATTGAACCCAAACTCATATTTTACAATAGTGCCATCATTCTCATTCGCTATCCCTACAAACAATTTTTTCCAGGACTGAAAATATATAGTCAAACCATATTCGTCTTTTAACTTCTGTAATGCCTTGGCCGCCGATACATTCTTTAAGTAAAAATGTGTGAATGTCATAGTTGGCAAATTATCAATCAACGTAATGCCCGTATCTTTGACAATAAACTCCAGTAGTTTTTTGAGTGTAATTGAACGCCACGAAGCTTTTAAATTTTTTCGCTTCAGTATGAAAGTCTCGTCTTCGCATTCGATTTCCAATGGAGTATTTGGATTGATCTGTTTTACGAAACCTCTGAATTCCTCCCTGTTATTATCGTCGTACCCAAGCTGTATGATTATTTCATCGCCGACTGAAAATGTTTTTGCAGTTTCTACTTCTGATATGTAGTCTCCAATTCGTTCGAGTCGAGCAGTCGTGGGAATTTTGATTGTTGCCGTGTCTTCCAGTTTTTTAGAATCCTTAACGATTACAACTTCATTGACGCGATTAAAGCTGATGCCGCCTATTGATATTTTAGATGTAAGTACAAACATCAATCTTTAGTTAAGATAAAATCCTCATCACTTGTACACAGAAATTCATATGCCTGAGCATGTTGGACTCCAATCATCTCAGTAAATCTCACGTCGTCAATGACTAATCGATAAATCCCCAGAAGACTTGTTAATGCACATTTAATACTTAGAGCTTCACGCCTGAGATGTAAGTCATTTAATTGCTTTACAATATCTTCAGGATACACTTTCTTGCTATTGTAGTTTAATGCTATCCCACGAATCGTGATACTGTAATCATCAATCCTGATTAGTTCTTTTACACTACCTCTTCGCTTACTGCCTACTAGCCCGGTTTTTTCAATCTTCTTTTTACCAGCAATCATTATCGTTGGCTCGTTCGGCAGTAAAACCCCACCTATTTCCATTGGCATGAAAATCAGGTGACCTAGCGGAGTTCGAGCTTTAAGTGTCTCCCTTATGTTGACGAACTCTGTCCCTTCCTGATCAATTTGAGCTAAAGTTTCAAGGCCGTCAAATTCCGAGCCTTCCCGGAATTCATCTTTATAAACCTTGCTTACATCAAAGGGCTTCCCTCTATTTGTTCCAAAAGCTTGTTGATACAGAGATGTTATATCAAATTTCAGATTAGCCATTATTGAGCCTGATTAGCAGTATTAAGCACCTGCAATAATCTTCTTGTTACGACATCAGCAACCTCATCAACGCCCTGCTGTACATTCTCTGTCTGTACTACCATTTGCTCAAAGAATTTCCCCAAATTAATCGTAATATTTTTCTGACTCCTTCCTCCACCTGTAATTCCATTGATACCATTTTTGATTTTGGTGTCATCGCCTCCTGGAGGCTTAAGACCTCCGGCTGGTGTCATGAAAGCCGAACTAACTGCATCAGGTGTTTTAAACAGAGAAGATCCTGAGGATGAGTTAAAACTTGCGACCCCTTTTTTAAATCCTCCATTGAAAGCTTTTCCTATTCGATGAGCGCCATCATAAACAGCTGTATTCATATACAGCATAGCTTCGTTGATGCTTGATTTTATAAGATTTTTGTCAAACGTAATAACTCCAAAAATCATTTTCCCTAAAATATCGAAGGGCTTTATCAGGTACTCGAGAATAAAACGCCCTGTCTCTTTCAGCGCATCCCACATTCCGAATAAGAATCCTCTGAAAGACTCGAACTTGTTCCATGAGTAAACCACAGCTGCTCCCACAGCGATCACAAGGCCGATAATCCACACAAGAGGATTAGCTAGTAGTGCAGCGTTCAAACCCCAAAACGTACCAGTCAATCCTGCTGTAGTTAGCACTGCTGCTCCTTGAGCTACACTCATTCCGGTAGTTGCTACAGTTAGCGCTGTTTTTACTGCTACCAATCCAATTGCAGCAGCTCTGGTAACACCAAGAAGGATTGTGTAGGCTTTTGATATGATATACAAACTGCCGAACACAGTGACAAGCATCCCGATAGCATTAATATTCTCGCCGATCCAAGAGACCATCGGAATAAAAGCACCGATTAACATAGTTACAGCGGGAAGGAGTTCTTTGAAGAGGGTGTTTTTTAGTCGAAAGACTGAGTTATGAAATCTGTTAAAGTTTGCAGTAGCACTGTTTGATGCTTCTGCTACCGCACCTCCAAATGTTTTGTGAAGCTCTGCCGAAAACTTGGGAAGGAAGTCATCGGAATAAACTTTTCCTGTCTCTAGCATTTTATTCAACTGAGCAGTATTTACTCCCATTGCTCTTGCTGCAATAGAAAATGCTCCAGGGAGACGTTCGCCCAATTGTCCTCTTAATTCTTCTGCCTGAACCTTTCCTTTTGATGCAATTTGAGACATAGCCAGAAACACACCATTGGCATCATCTGAACTTAACCTCATTGCACTTGCTGCTTCGCTTACTGACCAGAAAATGTCTCTTGTTTGCTGAGCGCTTATGTTCGTTCCCATTACTCCACCCTGGAGCAATTGAAAACCCTTATATGATGATGCCAGGGGTGATCCGAGTGCATCGGCGGCTTGATTAACAAAATTTATATTTTTAGCTCCATCCTTTCCGGAGCTAAAACTTATAGCCTGTTCCAATCCTTCGGTCTGTGCGCCAACCTGGAGCGACGAGAATAAAAACGCAGCAGCACCAAGTCGGGCGATCAGAGTTCCTACCTTTGACGTCAATGAGTCGACCTCTGATCTACCCTTACGCCCCATCGTGCTGAAACCATTACTTGTCTTCAGAGCCGCAGCATTAACACCTTCTACTGAGGTGTCTAGCTTATCAGTTACCGCAACTGCTTTCTCTACCGAGCTATGCCCGGTTAGCTTCATCACTATTGAATATATGAACCCTGTCATTTTTCGGCTTCTTTTTTTCTGATATCAATAAGCTGCGCCCATTTTTGCGCCCATATCTCATCAGACAACTTCTCTGGATGCTGAATATGGAGGTAATACTGAAGTAGTGTGTTTATGTACCCGATGGGATTAGCTTCTATCGAGCCATCTGCATCGGCTAAAGCTTTTTTACCTCTGCCTTGACTGTACCGATGATACTATCAACTTCTCCAGCCAGACCGACCAAGTATTTGGAGTCGGACTTAACCAGAACATCTCCACCTACCCAACAATTATCAAGTAGAACCTGAATTAAACCGAGTGGGTTGGTTCTGGATTTTGCCATTGCCATATCTACAACATGACGGCTTGGTTTATGCAAAAATATATCGCGATCATCCTCTGTTAAAACCCAGCTGACCTCTCCATGCTTTTTCTTTGCTGATTCAATTTTATCAAGGATAACTTTGCCATACTTTTCTTGCCATACTTTTTTTTGTTCTTCCAGCGTACTCATTTCTTAGGTGATTTAGGTGAAAAATTAGACGTTATATTCAATGTCGACTGCAACGAAAGGAAGTTCAATTTTCATGAACTTGTCATTCTGCTCCATTCCTTTTTCGTATTCTGTAATTTCTACGGCCTTTATAATGTCAGTAACTGCCTTAGTACCACTTCCATAGACAATTGGAATATCAAAACTGATGTCCGTAAGATTATACTTTGAGTTAATCGCTTGGATAGCTTTCGTTAACGTTTCAACTTCACTTTGAAGTAGCGTTAAGGTGCCTTCATACTTTTCATTTCCAGACTGTATACCTAAAGGTTTACTGCCTCGTCCATAGAAGTGTTCTTTTTCTTTTGACACCTTATATTTTATACCCTGTATAGCAGTCACGGTTTTTCCCAAAAACACGACAGAGATGTCTTTCCAAGCGAATTCATTACTATTAAATGCCATGTCTATGTATTTGCAGGATTGTTAAACCCTAATTGAAACTTTATGTCTTTTGAATAGCCTACTGTGATAATTTCACCTGATAGACAAAGTTGATTAGTGGCGAGTACATTTTGCTCAACATCAATCTGAGCGGAGAAACTACTAATTTCACTATTGGCAGTCATAGCAGTGTCAACCCCATTTTCGATGATTGATTTATAGTATTTCGCCTTCACGGTTTCTATCTTACCATCTTTATCAATTAAAATCTCATCAAGGATTTCATCAACAAAGATAGAGTAGGCGATTACCTGAGCTTTGTCGACCACTCTGCCATTCGAGATCGTATCATAGTCATCTGTGGCGGCAGTAGCCGTTGGATCATCCGTAAAGTAACAGCCCGCTTTTTCGATATGCCTCCGAAAAGTTATCCAACCTTTATCGTGTATGGATTCGATGGTGCCTTCTACATCCTTCAGCGCATCTGTACCCAGATAGATATTTGTTGCCAGGACAGCTCCGTTTTTTACTCGCCCAGGATTTCGTTGAACCGGGATGGCCGATAACCGACCAAGCAAAAGCCCTATTGCTGCTCCAGAGCCACTGATAGTATCTCCCAGCAATGCTGCAACACGATTTTTGCCTTGTGTTTTCAGATCTACCAATGTTCCTGCGGTGCCAGAATACTCTCTACCTTCAACGACAACCCGAAACGGTTTATAATTTGCAGCATACTCTTCAGCCAGTGCATGAGCAAAAGGAATTGCATTGATCACATCCACATCAACCTCCCCGCTAAGCGTCGGCACATATCCATCAGCCGGACTTCTACTGACTCCCAATAGTCTGATTTTACCATCCGCAGCAGTGAGCAGTGCTTCCGCATATTGGGGGTTCGATGTATTGACCATGTCGGTCATGGACACAGCCTGACTGACTAGCATAATCCAAAGTTTTGCACCGGGCTCAGCCTCGGAGTAAAACTCCTTAACATGCTTGTAGACAGCGACAGAATTATCAGCGTCATAAGCGGCGTCTAAACCAATCGCTTCTGCATCAGCTAAACTTGTGCATAGCCTTGGCGCCAATAATCCAAGTCCAGATGCTGCCGGGCCTTGTAAAAGCAGACCAGTCAGAGCATCATTGCTTTGCACTACTCCGCCAATAGCGCCATTTTTAATCGGAATACTTACACCAGGTAAAGGCATTGTCTTTTGATTTTTTTGTAGCGCAAGACGGACTCGAACCATCGACCTCCAGATTATGAGACTGGCGAGCTACCAACTGCTCCATTGCGCGATTTTGTTACTGGCGAGGAGATACTGCCGAATTTCTTCAGCAGCACTCCTACAGTGCGCCGGTGAATTAGTCTTTAGGGTTCGCTGGATTGACCAGTTCGGAAACTCCGTCTGTCAATTCCAAAACCCCTTTGAGAATCTTGATGTAACCTGGCTTATTAATACGCTCACCAGCAGTGGCGATAATCAGTTCTTTTTCACTGTCACTCAGATCAGTGAGTTCATTGCCAAGGTTCTTTGCTTTGTTCGCCGCTGCAATGATAGAGGTTGCAGCACGTGGGCCGAGCAAAATAGCATCATTGAGGTCGTCAGCCCCCAACTTTCTATCGTCCAGGTACACTTTTTCGAATAAGTCATAAGTATCGTTAGCAGCTGTAACACCTGCCAAAGTAGAATCGACGCCATAGCGGCCATCGTTGAGTACGGGCGCAATTAATTGCATGATATTGAGTTTTGGTGTTGAAAAATATTTTGACTTGAGGTGTCCTAACTTTCGGGTTCCTCTTTTTTAGTCTCTTCTTTCGGAGTAACCTTCTTTGTAGAAGTCTTCTTTGTAGGAGCTTTTTTCGCATCAGCTTTGGGTCTCTCAATTACGCTGACCTCTTTCCCTTGCTCATGAGCATATTGCTCCGCATGTTCTTTTTTCAGGAAAGGCATATCACCTACGACATAGATTTGCTGAGCCTTAGGATGAGCGTCAAATACATTTTTATAATTAGTCTTCATTATAATTTAATTTAGATTTTGAGTAATTAATTATGCTGCACCGTAAATCAAGCCATAGCCTTTATTGTCCTGACGTCTGGCGCGACCACTAGCTCGAATAAGGAAGGAGTAGATGTCTCCATAATACTCAGCTCGTCCATAGTTGTCATACATCGTTATGTCACCCAAAGCGCGTTCCAATGCTGACTTCTGCCAAAACAATGCACAGTCGTCATCGTCGGTAGCGGAAGCTGCTGTTGGCAGCTTGATTCCTTGAGAAGCATCCATCGTGATTACCTTAGAGCGGTCGATAAGCTTAAAGCCTTCAAGCTCTCCCACGACACCACTCGCGATATCATAGTTCCCCTGGAAATTGGCAACAAGATCCTTGTCCGCAGCGAGGTGATCAATCATGTTGGAAGACAACAACATGTATCTGTCATTTCGAGATACGTTTTGATTGTTCAGGTAAGTCTTTGCAGCACGAACGTCTGCGTGGGTTAAAATTTTCCGCGTACCTGTTGCTCCCGGAGCAGTGGCAGTACCTTGAGCGCCTGTTGTGGCTAACTTATTTCCAGCAGCAGCATTTTTTGAAATATTCCAAATCATCCAGTCTCCAACCTCCTCCATCATCTTCTCCGTGTTCTCACGAATAACAGATTGCGTCTTAGAGTAGGACAACTCCACCATTTCCGCATTGTGGATATGGTCAGGATCAGTGCTAAACTCATCCAGAATGTATGTGATGTCATTATCTGTTCTTCGACGCGCCGTAGCGGGAAAAACAGAGCGGTTACGAACTACATTCGCGGGGCCGCCTGATTGTGGAATGTGGACAATTCGACCACCGACCACGTGTTCATCAGCATTGTGTAAGTGATTGATAAATGTGTTCGACGCGAACAATTCTTCTTCAATTTGTTGTTGCCAGATTTCGACCTCGATAGCCATTTTAAGTTATTTTGATTATTTGCAAATGACACCAGCACACTCGCATTTAACCCCGGATATTACGCCCGATAGTCCCTGCCAAATTCTGATTTGTAAAGCTCCTTGAAGGTTTCGAAATCTTGCTCCTTTAGTCGTTCAAGCTCTTTACCGTCCTTTTTGCGAAGCTCTGAGAAGCTCATACCCTTGTGTTTGACAGACGCTCCGCTTGCCTCAGTTTCATCTTTACCCTTAGGGATGTCAGCAAGGGCTACTCGCTTTTGCATTGATTCGATCAACCCCTTGGTTGCTTCAAATCCAGTCTTTAGCAGTTCGCTAAAATGCGCTCGTTGTGCTTCTGCAATTCGACCATCTTTGATGGCTTCATTTAGCAGTAATACTCCTTCTGCTTGCTGCTTTTCAGTCTCTTTTTTCTTGAAGTCTGCCAGTTGAGCTTTTAGACTATCAACTTCTCTGACCTTAGTGTTCATGCTGGAAATATCAGTTTGCACATCTAAGATTGTGGCAGTGTCGCTGAGGCCGAGAAAGCCGCAGACCATTTTTAAGGTTTTATCTTCCATTGTCGGAACAGATTTATTTTTCAATAATTTTTTATCGGAGGGTTCGCCGATCAAAGGCAGTACATTGCAGCCTGTGTCGGACAGATTCAAGTAGTTTCCATCAGCATCATAAAAGCATACTGCATGTTTATTAGCAGGGATATCAACGATGCTAACTTCCCGCAACTCCCATTCTGTAATAGTTGGCCGGGTCTGGCCTGGCAGCATCATATCAGGACTTTCGCTTGTTGATATAATTCTGATACCAATTGAAGCGGCACGAAGAACTTTTCTTTTATACTTTCCACCAATCTTCTTACCCATGCCTTTATCTTCAATATCAAAACAAGGCACCATGCTAATCTCGCCCCCCTCAACCTTGAAGTCTTTCCAAAAGCCAATCGGGAGCATTTCAGTTTCAAGACCACGCCATGCTTCATTATGGTTATAGAGCATCATTGGATTGGCCTCAAAATTTTCTCTATTCCTCCATCCGGAAGTCAATACTCTGGTTCCCCATGTATTTACTGACTCATCACTTACTCTTATCCTTGGGCCGATGTATGGCATGTGCTTGCTTTTGCTACAATTCTATTATGATTTTTAGACTAATCAAAAAATAATTGCATGGGTTGCCTAAATTATAGCAACCCATGCAATGAATAAGGAAACTGGAAGCCGGAAACGATACTTTTGTATATATGACAGGCAAGCAAAAAAAAGAGTATGCACTCACTTTATTCCTTCAAGAAGTAAGTCAGGAAGAGATCGCAGTCAGGGTTGGATCTACGCCGCAAACGATATGCAGGTGGAGGAAAGCACATAATTGGGATAGCCTTAAAAAGTCATTACTTACTACAAAACGGGAGGAGTTAGCAAACCTCTACAACCAGGTCTCTGAGCTTAATGCTGCAATCAAGAATAGGCCAGAAGGTCAGCGATACGCAGCTGGAAGTGAAGCGGATACCCTTAGTAAGCTCACTACTTCTATCAGGAAATTAGAGACCGACACCTCTGTTGCTGATACTATTGATGTATTTATGAAGCATAATGAATTCATCAGAAAGGCCGCCCCAGATAAACTTAAAGTGATTATCGAACTTCAGGATGCATTCATAAAAAGTCTATTATGAGCAAGTTGCAATTAATAAGAAAATGGGAAGAGTACGTTAAGAACGTTCGACGAGATACTCCTGTAATAGTGGAAACGGTTGAGGAGAAAAATAACCGAATACAGCGTTTAGAGAAAAATCCCGAAGAATGGTTTAAGTATCATTTCCCAAAATATGCTTCCTCCAAGCCTGCCAACTTCCATAAGCGGGCAACTAAAAGGATTATCAGGAACAAGAAACACTACGAGGTCAGAGCCTGGTCGAGGGAACTCGCAAAGAGTACAAGGGCTATGCTGGAAATATTGTACTTGTCTTTGGTAAAAAAAGAAATCAAGAACATCCTTTTAGTTTCTCACAATCTTGATAATGCTTGTGATTTATTAAAGCCTTTTATGATCAACCTGGAGCATAACAGACGACTCATAAATGACTACGGCAAACAGAAGGGATATAAAGATTGGGTAGATGGTAATTTCACAACAAGATGCGGTGTAAGTTACAGAGCAATTGGAGCGGGTCAGTCACCTCGCGGAACAAAGAACGAATTCGCCCGACCAGATATGCTGATAATTGATGACATTGACACTGATGAATTGTGCCGAAACCCGAACCGGGTAAAGCTACGCTGGAAATGGGTGGAACAGGCCTTGATACCTACCGTTTCCGTTTCCGGTAACTTTAGAATTCTATTCAATGGTAATATCATTGCTGAAGATTGCACCATTGCACGGGCATTGGAAAAAGCAGACTATGGCGAGGTAATCAACATCCGCGATAAGGACGGGAAATCAACCTGGCCTGAAAAAAACAGCGAAAAAGCTATCGACTATATTCTCTCTAAAATATCCTACATCTCCAGTCAACAAGAGTACTTCAATAATCCAATCAGAGAAGGTACTATCTTTAAAGATATTGTCTATGGCAAATGCCCTTCACTCTCAAAGATGGATCTCGTTGTTGCTTATGGTGATCCCAGCTACAAAAAAACCGGAGACTTTAAAGCAGTTGTTCTAATTGGAATGCTTAAAGGCACCTACTATATATATAAGGCATACGTTGAGCAGACAACGATTGAAAAGATGGTGGATTGGTATTACGACATTGATCAGTATGTCGGCAACAAATGCACCTTGTATAATTACGTAGAAGCAAATGGATTACAGGATGTATTTTATACCGAGATATTCCTTCCTACGCTAATCAAAACAGGAGAACAGAGAAGAAAGCATCTCAGCATCAGCCGGGATGATCGCAGCAAGTCAGATAAATTTACAAGAATCGAGTCCAATCTGGAACCAATTAACAGGCAAGCCCGATTGGTATTCAATATTGCGGAAAAGAAAAACACGCATATGATTACACTGGAACAACAATTTAAATCCATTGAGCCTAAACTGGGAAGTCCCGACGACGGCCCCGATGCTGTTGAAGGAGGAAAATGGGTTATAGACAATAAGCTTCGAACGATAACCGAAATCAAAGTCGTAACTGCTCAGCGATCAAAATATAAGTACTAATGGCATTTATCTCAAAAGAAGACCTTTACCTTTCAATACTAGAGGACGAACTCAATGAGATCACACGAGGCAATGACGCTATTATCACCGCTGCAATATCAGCAGCAGAGGCTGACCTTCGCGTGTACCTCTTTGATTCTTACGACGTAGACACGATCTTTTCTAGTGTTGGAACAGCGCGGCATCAGATGCTTGTACAGCTGTGTGCCGATGTAACAATTTGGTTTCTCGTAGCCCGTCTACAAGCAGGTCAAGACACCGACGCACGCAAATCCCGGTACGATAGAGCTATCGCCTGGCTCAAGATGGTGAAGAGGTCAGGAACATATGCTGATCTGCCCCGTCGGGAATCGACTGTTCAGACGCATATCTCTCATGGTAGCAACCTGAAGCGTAATAATTATTTCTAATGTGTTTTTAAATCGCTTCAGAAACGCTTTAGAAAGCTTCAGAAGCGATTTAAAGGAAAAAGTGGTACAATCATGCTAAACAGATTAAAAGAATTCGTAAATCAAAGATTCATTACGCCTTGGATTAGCCCGTCTGATAAGTATAACAACCCTGTGATCATCAACAAGGTTCAGGTTAAGCCCGCAGCACGAGACAGCCAGGATATCCAGAAATGGCGAAACGCTCTAAAGGCCGCAGAGGCAACAGGCCAGCAACGCAAAAGACTATATGATCTTTATAAAGAAGTATTGCTTGACGGCTTTTTGAAGGCCTGTATTGAGAAGAGAATATTTGCGATCACAAATCGTGATCTTACATTCACTATTGACGGCAAGGAGGTTGAGCAAATCAACGATCTTACAGATAAGACTTTCTTTGAGACATTCATTAGTGAAATGATGCAGACCAGGTTTTGGGGACACAGCCTTACTGAACTCAACTGGCCTGGCCCTAAATCCGAGCAAGACGCAAAAGGCTGGACGAAGCTCATTGAGCGGTCGCATGTAAAGCCAAGGTTTGGGTTGGTGACGGTACACGCTCATGAACTGTCAGGCGTCCATTTTCGTGAAGCTCCCTGGAATTACAATTCTATTGAAGCAGGTGATGATGAAGATCTGGGAAGACTACTTGAGGTGTGCCAGTATGTAATATATAAGAGAGGAAATTTTGGAGACTGGGCAGAATTCGCCGAGGTCTTTGGTATGCCATTCCGCTGGGCGACATACAACAACCCTCAGAGCAGAGAGATCCTGGAACAAGCCTTGGCAAAAGCGGGATCGGCTGGCTATGTTGTAGCTCCTGAGGATGCAAATCTGGATTACAAGGTGCCTACTGATGGTCAGGGCAATGATATCTTCTCAAAACTTCGAGAAGCCTGCAATGAGGAGATTGCGATAACGGTTCTTGGTAACTCTATGACAACGACGGAAGCTCGTCATAGTGGATATGCACAAAGTAAGGTACAGGCGGGCGGGCAAGATGAGATGCATAAAGCAGACAGAAAATTCCTCCTTCGCATTCTTAATGAAAAGCTCACGCCATATTTAACTCGTTTAGGCTATAAAACAAAAGGGGGGAAATGGTCATTTGTAGAAGAAGAGACAATGACTCTAACTGAACGTCTTGAAATAGACTTGAAGTTAAACGAGATTGTTCCATTTCCAATTTCCTACTGGTACACAAAATACAATATACCAATGCCTACTGCTGAGGATCTACCTGATCTGAAAGAAGAAAGCAACAGCGATGATCCAAAAAAAAAAGTAAACTACCAGCTACGCAGAAGAATTAGGCTTGCTGACCACTACAATAGCTGTGTAAGCTGTAAAAAGATCAACCTTGCAGATTTTAACAACAAATTCAGCAAGATATCGCTAGCGGTAGAGGATGCATTTCTAATGCGGTTGCGCTCAGGAAAATGGAAACGCACCCATATTGATCAAGTCATGCATAGCGAGTATTATTCTCGCCTTCGACAGTTCGCTGAGGCTGGATATGCAAAAAAACTGAACTCGCCGGATGACTGGAAGGAGCTACAGCTTATGGAAGGTATTAAGCGCAATATTTCTCACTTTGCTGCCTTCAAGACACAGACACTAACTGATGAGCTTCGCGCTTTGACACAGCTGCCGATGGCTGAGTACCTCAAACAAGGTAAAAAGCTGATGAGTAAATACAACGTCAGTTATCTTGAGGCTGAACTGCAAACAGCTCTGGCTGCTGCCGACTCGGCAAGCTCCTGGGCTGATATACAGCAGCGTAGTCATTTGTATCCAAACCTAAGATACGAAACTGCTGATGATGGTCGCGTCAGAGCCACACATCGTGTGATGGATGGACTGGTGTATCCTGTTAACCACTCCTTTTGGAATACATACATGCCGCCCAATGGTTACAGGTGCCGCTGCGTCGTGATCCAGACCGACGAGCCTGTCAAGGAAGGCGAATTTGAATTCGAGCCAGACACAGGGCTGTCAGGCAACCCTGGAAAGACCAGAGAACTCTTTAGCAGTGATCATCCTTATTTCGATTTCCCAGGCAACTGGAAGGCTGCCGTATTTAAGCAAGCAGAACAATATAGAGCATTACTGGAATTTAGTGATATTGCTCAGATAGGCAAAAAATACTTTGGCAGCACATTCAAGCTGTCAGGGATGGACGAGCCTATAGAGATCACAGAGGCAGGACTCAAATCAGTTATGGAGACCGGACACGTAGAGGAGGCCTTGAAAAATGATCTTATTGCTTCTCTTAAAATTGTAATGCCTCAGCTCCGATTTTCAAAACTTGAAGAAGATAGCGTGATACATGTACTCGAACTATTGGATTCCTCTTTCTTCTTTCATTTTAGTAAAAGCGAGGAAAGGTTTATACTAAACGCAATCACTGACAGTATATGAAGCCTAAGGATTACTTTCGCCGACTTATTGATATAACTCCTCAGATTGAAGCACACATCACGCAGGCCATTGTTGCTGTGGAGTCTCAGAAATTTTATACTGGCAGCTTTAGAAAGCGAGGCTTTACCGATCAATCCTTTGTAGCCTGGAAAAAGAGAGATAATGATGAAGACGAAGATGATAGTAGAGCCTTGTTGGTGAAGACTGGCGCAATGCGTCGCCAGGCGAAAAAGGGATATGTAAGAGGTAACCATGTCGACTTTGTTTTCTCCTTACCCTACATGAGAGTTCACAACGAAGGACTAAAGGCTGGACGCGGGAAGGGTTTCACTATGCCCAAGCGACAATATATTGGTACATCTGCAACGCTCAATAAAATCATACATGATAAAGCCATCAAATTCCTTAATCGAAAACTCAAAAAGTAATGAAGGAGATTTTTAAAACCCTTAGTGATAAGATTAAAACAGACGTTCCAAAGGTGCGATGGTTCGACTTCGACCTTGGGCAGCTTGAGCAGGAACAACCCCCTGTCAGCTGGCCATGTGTATTGTTTAGTATCCAGAGCGGTAGTTTTGAACAAATAGCAAGTGGTGGACAGCAAGCCGATCTAATGATTGGAATTCGATTGGCTTTTAAGGTTTTCGAACGGACGCATAGTGTAGCTACATCCTTTCAGAATGTCGGTCTTCAACATATTGATACTGTTGAGGAGGTTCATAGAGCATTTCAGGGTTTGAGCGGCACAGGGTTCGAAGCGCTGAGTAGAGTTGGCTTTGCCACAGAACCACGCGCTGACCTTCGAGTCTACAATCTGGTATATTCTTGCAGGTACATAGACATACCCGTTAATCCATTTCAACCATGGGACAGTGTTACCAGTGAGCCAAAGCCAGATCTCTGCCTCAACTCTATAATTATCAAAAAAATATAATGCTACTTGATATAATCCTTGCACTTATCACCACAGGAACAGCCGGAACAGCAATCAAATATGCCTATGAGGCTTTACAGTCACGGCGAAAGCAAAAAGCATACTACAGTTCTGTGCTGGAGCATATACATGAGATCTATACGATACTGAACAAGCTGGTCAGGGATACTCATGCGGCCAGAATTGTCATTTTAAAAAAAGAGGAAGAGAAGATAGGTTTATTTGGCAAGCGACAAACCAGTACTGTCATCTATGAGGCATACGAGTATCCTCTTGATTCGATAAAAAAGAAATGGCAACGACAGCTGATAGATGATTCATATATTCGAGTACTTAAACAATTGGAAGAAAAAGGAGAAGTAGAACTAATGACCGACCAAATGGAGGATGGTCAGCTTAAGACGCTCTACTTATCCGGAGGTGTAAAAAAAGCAATTGTTTCTTTGCTTTCAGTCAATCCGATATTCATATACATATCATTCAACTATAGTAAGATTGAAAATGAAGATCTTCTTGCAATAGATACAAAGCGATACTGTATCAATGAGCTAAGAACGATCTTTGAACAATTCAAAGTTTAGTATCAATTAAATCAGACAACATCCGACAGACTCTTACAGCGTTTCGAGGATCTATACAAGCATCTTCTTCTGACAGATAGGACAGAAAAGCTTGGTGAAGAATGAACTTCATTTCGTCAGTGTTGATATGGTCATCCGACCTTAGTAAGGTATCTTTTTTCTTAGTTGACATACTCTTTAGTTTACAAGCGATCCATGAGGCCTTGCATTTTTTTGTATATTCTGTTGCAACAGTCCTTTTGCTTATAAGCAAAGAGGATGAAAAATTCAGCACGAGTTGTTCTGAATACTCTTGATGTGGATAGGTATTAAAGAGAGATAAATATATACATAAAATCCCGAACAATACAACCGTATTATTCGGGATTTCAATTTGAACACATTAAAAATGCGTCCACTAAATAACTGCCTGAATTGCAGCTAAATGCGACTCAAACATTACAAAATGCTGATTGTCAGTCAATGTCAGTTTCAACTATAATGATCTCGGTTGAGCCACCTTTGACCGCATTAAGTTCTTTTTTTGTCAAAATTTTAACACTTTTAAGTACTTTTTTCATGATATTGATTTTGATTTGACGATGAAATTACAAGGACTGAAGTGTTGGCCGTGAATCAAAAAACGGGTGGGCGATTAATGCGGGGTATAATATGTTAGGTTCCCCTAAATACTACAAGTGCCTGGCTAGCAGGTTGGAAGGTTTTTAAATAGAGCTACAATGGATGAACTCATAGAACTAATAAGCGTGTACAGGCCCGTTCAGCCAACTGCAAGTGTGTTGCGGCTGATTGAAGATGTGCGTAACGGAAAGGTGAAGCATAAGTCTGACATTGACTATTTCAAGGATAATGCCGAAGCCGAGCAAGCGATAAACAGGCTGATACGTCAAACAAAGAAAGCTTTGCTTTCCGGGATATATTTAGATACAGAACTCCACCAGGTTAGATCGGATTATGCTAAAGCTCTGGTGCTGATCGGGAAGGGAGCTACAGCAATAGGAATTGACGTTGCAAGAAAAGCATTTAACAATGCCTTGAAATACGAACTACTTTATATTGCTGCACATCTTGCAGAATTGCTTGCTCGTTATTATGTTGAATCCTCAACATCTCCAAGGTTACAAAAACGATATAGTCAGGCATCTCAGGAAATAATGCGGATGCTTCTAATTGAGAATAAGGTTAACGCCCTTTATCTTGAAGTCAGAATGCTAATGGCCGGGCGATCTTCATACAGCGCAGGAGTTAAAGCTAAACTGGAAGAATTTTGTCACAACTTGTCTTCTCTGGATATTCAAACAAAGCAAGCTCATTTTCATTCTGCCTCCGTTCGGATCATCAAAGCGTTTTCAAATCAGGAGTACGCCAGAGCTGCCCTCATCTGTTCTGAAGCACTCAAGCAAATCACTAAGTCTGGACATAGAACAGCATTGCTTCAGATTCGTGCCGTTGCCGCTATAGCAGCAGGCAGATATGATATGGCAGAGCAAGGATTACTCGAAGGCTTGGAGTTGACAGGACACCACTTACACAACTGGCAGATTCTTCAATACTATCGTTGTGTTGCGTTCATGCATGCTGAGAATTTCAAGAAGGCTAAAGAAATTCACGAACAAGCAACCAAGAGGAAACAGCTCCCTATCATTAGGCAACAGTGGTGCATCGTTCAGGCGTATCTATGGATATTCTATGGAGGAAAATTTAGGCTTGGAAAGTTCTTCAATGAGACTATCGAAATATCGCAAGACAAGGGTGGTCATAATGTAAACATCATTATAGCCGACCTGATGATTTCATTGACCAGAGACAGGGATCGGTTTATTCACAGAGTAGAGGCCGTCAAGAACTATGTATATCGGCATCTAAAAGGAAAGCAACACGAACGTACCAAAGCTTTCTTACAATTCCTGTTTCTTATTCCCGATAGTGACTTCAATATGAAGCTGGTTAAAAGCAGGGGAAGGAAGTACCTCAATATCCTGAAGAATAGATCCGTTTATGCAGATCACAATTTAGAGATTGAAATTATCCCATATATGTTTTTAATCGAAGAGATCGTAAGTGATAAAAGGAAAGCGATCTAAAAAAGCTTCAGCTGAGGTGTATCGTAGTTAATTACCAGAATCTCCATTCTCCTGTTCTTCAGATTTTGCCGTTCTCCGATTTCAATAACTGTTAACCCCCTCGCTTTTGCTTGCTGCAAAATAAAAGGGTGGTCGAATTCAGACATTGCAAACCGACATCCGAACTTCT